CACCTTAGTAGGTAACGTTTCTGTAACAACTTCTGTTGCTACATTAAAGGCATCATCTAATTGATCAAACTTCTTTGTCATTTTCATCAATCTACGTATCCAGTAGTAGACCCATCAAATCCAAAGTCATCACCAAGTGGAATAAGTTCGTTATCTTCTACTGTGATACCCTTAACACCATCTCCTCGTAGATGAGAACCGATAGTAGTACCATCCTTCCCTCTTTCTACAGTTATATTCTTAGTATCAGCATCAATTTTAGTAACATAAATTTCTTCGCCCCCAAGATCATAATACTTTTTAGTACTCAATCCAGTAGTATCTTCTACAGCAAATACTATATCAGTTATTCCTATATCATTAGTCAAGGTAGTAATAATATCTCCAGTATAATCCTTGACTGCTCTTGGAGTAACTGAATAAGAAATATCTCTTTCGACTGACTTGGAACCACCAGCAAGATAACTGACTGTTGTCTTCTTGATGATATCTGCTGTGGCGCTGGAAACAGGACCAAATAGATATGTTTTTGCTGTAAATCTTAGAGTATAAAGAAGAACTCTTCGCTTATCAAAGTCCCCTTCATAATCATCTTGCATTGTAATATTTTCTAATATAACTGGAATATCTCTTTTCTCTTTAATTCCAGGAACTAACTGTACTGTTAGATTATAAGCAGGTTGAAAATATGGTAATATTTGTTCTGTAATTTGTAATGCATCATCATTCAACTTACACATAAGAGCAAGTTCAAATTGCATGTTATAAGGAACGGGCATAAAAGCCTTTTTAGACTCAGTATTATCATCAGGATTTTTTACTACAATCTGCTGCGTAGTAGTAACTTTACGCGAAGGATCATAAGTTAATCCAGTAAACTCAAAAGACATCCTTGGCAAAGTTATTGCCGTAGCTTTGTTTAAGTCTGGTGATTGTGTGAGTCTTGCCAGAAACTTCTGTGTTGGTCCATATGCCAAAGGAACCTTAGTTACATTTACATCAGCCCCACTAGAATCTGTATGGGTAATAGATATCCCATTAAAAAGAGTACCAAAAGATATTATGGTCTTCCTCAATATTTCGTGATAAAAATACTCAAACATTGTTAAATTCCTGGTATATTATTTATGGCGTCCCAAAGGGATTGTTTTCGGAGAAGTCTAAAATCTTATCTGCTTCTGTCTCAATATTAAAGTTATCGGCATATTCTTCAGTTTCTCCAAGTTCAAGATCAATTAATCTTATGGTATGAGTAGCCCCTGAAGATGCTCCTGTTAATACTTCTCCAACCACAAATGTTCCAGATACATTAGTTACTTCAAGTACATTAGTCTCTGAATTCCATACCCTTACTCTCGCCGTTGTTTCACTTGTGCCACCACTAATAATCTCATTAAAGATAAAGTTTCCACTACCAGTTCCGCCAGGTAGAGAGAATGTAGCATAAATCGGCAAATCTCCAGTAGTATAACCAGAACCAGTATTTGTATACCAAACATCAGTAATCTTACCGGCACCATTCATAACAGAAAGTGCAGCAGCAGTTGTACCAATTCCAGTCTTCGCAATTGAATCTGGAGCAGGGAAGGTGATGGTAGGTGCTGTAGTAAACCCACTACCACTAGCAGTAACTGTTACAATACCAAGAGTGTTATCACTAATAAAGCTGGTAGCAGCAACACCAGAACCATCCCCAGTATTGGTAAATTGAACACCTGGTACAACTGTATATGCAGCACCTGGATTAATTATATGAATTGCCTGAACCGACTTAAGTGCCGAATTGACGTTTGTATTACAGTATTGAATCCCGCCAATCATTTCAGCAGTAGCAATACCAGTAACACCGCCAGATGGCGCAGAGGACACTCCTACAGTTGGAATACCAGCATACCCTCCACCACGGTTACTAATCTTAAAGTAAGATATAGCACCTGAAGTTATAATACCAGTATATGCAGCAGCAGTTACTCCTGCCCCCACCATAGTAAGTGTCTGTGTAGGTCCAAGAATTGTAGAAATACCATCTTCGGTAGTTCCATCTCCTATATCATCTCCTACTAATTCATCATCAATAGCAGCAATACCAGTATCAATAACCTCATCTTCGTAGCGGAAGAGCTCACATCTTAACTGGTAAACATAAGTCTTTTGTAGTTGATAGAATGGTTTCTCATGCTCAACATATTTAATTTCAAATAGTCTATCACCTAGAGGGAAGTATACTAAATCACCTTCCTTTGGTCTGGTAGTTAATTTTACATTCGCCTCATTTTTCATTAAAGGTTGAATATAAGTCTCCCATCTCTCTCTAGAAATAGTAAGAGTTACTTCATTAGTTCCTTCAATACCAAATTTTGTCATCAATACAGGATTTTCTGCATATCCATCATAAGTATCAACATATGCTTCTAGAGGATATGCATCATCAAACTTAGATTGAATTACTTCCCTTATGACTGTATTTTCAGTCATATATTTTCTAGGAAGATAATGCACTTCAACACCATACATCCTCAACTGTTCGTTGATAAGACTTTGAACTAAACTCTGTTCGTTCTTAGCACCTTGCTGAAAGTATGGGTTAAGTGCCATAATATTAACCTATCATATCTAATGGAGGTAGTTCATAAGTATTAGACATTTGCTCTCTAATGATTTCAAGATCTTTCATCCCGTCATCATAGATTTGCCGTCCATTTAATTCAATACCTCCTGGCAATTTAACTCCTTGGAATTTAAGTAAGTTCTGTCCCCACTGCCTCTTCATAAGTGCAGTAGTATATTTCTTTAAGAATGAGTCATTCCAAACTCTAGCATAATCATTTGGATTTAATGCTCTGAAACAATCAAGAATTATAAAGTCTCCTACAGTCAAACTAGCCCAATCAATATCTAGATACAATCTATCCATTCTTTGATTGAATCTTATCTGTTTTTGAGTCGTCAATAAAAATTGAATATCTTCCAAATAAGTTTTGGTCATCGCATAGGTCAATATTTCAGTAGAACCCCAATAATAAATGTCATTCAAAAATAACTGATACTTAACACTAAACATGTTGTTAGTAGCAGTATTAAGTCCATCAAAATGATATATTTTGGTTATACCAATAATTTCTGGAGGAACTTGTAAATAATTACTATTTTCGTAATAAGAAAATGTAGTCGCTGTTCCTGCAATATTAGCAGTAGCAGTCTCAGTAACTATTCCTACAGTTCCATAATCTCCATGTGTAGATGCTCTTCCCCTATCAATATCATCTTGCGTTACACGATATTTCATAAAGGTCTGAGAAACACCATCAAAATGCCTCTCTTGGAAATATTGAATAGCATCATCTATTAGGTCATCACATTGTTCTGTGGCTAGATTAATTTCCAGCACAGGAGCACCTAATTGCCTTAGACAATATTCCTTAAATTCGTTCCTGCTTGCTGGTTGAGCCATTTATACAACTATTCTTTTAGATATTTAGGGAACAGAAGAGATGCCTGCATACACTAGAATATTACCATTAACAATATTATATATTGTTGCACCAGAACTTACTAATACATTATATACATATCTTCCTTCTGACAAATCTCTAGTTTCGCCAGCAGTTAAAGTTAATTCAAACTTTCCTCCTGCGGCACTTGTAAACCCAACATTAAAGGTCGCTAAAGCACCCATAGTTGCCCCTACAGCAACGCTTTTCGCTAATTGAGAAGAACCAGTCCACCCAGTGGTTGTAGCGATTCCTACGGCATTTGCGGATGAAAAATCAAAAGCAGCATTACCAGTATCCACTACAGTAAACTCTGTAATAGATTGGGCTCCACCAAAAATAGTCAAGTTTGCCGCATAGGGAACTCCAGCAGTAGGATCAAATGTAATCTTTTTACTTGCCATGAACTAACTCTCTAAGTAAAGATTTTATTTCCCCAATTTCACCTTTTAAATTATCAAGATCATCTTTCATATTATCAAGGTCTTGCTCTTTCACTTTTTTAATTTTGCGAGTAGAAACATACTTATCATGATCAAAAGAATTTACATTAATAATAGAATTTGTCTTTGGATCTCTAGCAAGATCCCCATGTCCTTCAACTTTATACATTATGCTAATGCCATTACTCTTAGTTTCTTCATACGAGGAACATAGACTTGACTAGTTGAGGTAAGAACAAGTTTAATTCTATATGTCCTAAATGAAGGTAATTGATCTGCTGTAAATACATACTCTGAGAACTCCAAATCACCACTTTCAAACCCAGTGGAATTTACCTTAGGGATGAATACATCTGATTGACCGTTACTATCATTTACCGCGATAACTTGACCTCTACTATTCAGATTACTGAATCCAGGGAATGGGGTAAAGATAGGTACACCACCTTCCTCATTTGTTATTGAATAAAATGCTCTTATATCACAATTAACATTAATATGAGCATCAACAAATATTTTAAGGGAACTGGCACTATTCTCAAGAATTACTTCTTTAGAAACATATTTACATGCGGTTGGATCAGTGTCCATACCATTCACTCTACTATCTGAAGCATAATCAGCAATTACATCATTAACTCTATTCGAAGTAGTAATAATAGATAACCTTTGAGCATCAATAACTGGACTTAACCGACTATCTGTAGTATTGAGGAATAGTCTCATATTCATAGATTTATTGCCAGGAAGATTTCCTAGTTTCAGATCTTCATTAATCTTAGAAGCAACCATTCTAGGAGTATGGAAGAAATTGGACATGTTTGGTGTAATACTTTCAAATCCAGCATCTAACCAAGGAATTTCATTTCCATCAATACTCTGACTAGTGATAGTTCTAACTTCTCCAGTTATAGAAGTACCACGAACAGATACATTTTGAATAACTGGGGTAAGAATCTCAAATGGCATATTTTGAGTTGCTCTTGTCTTATTACCTCCAGCAGACTTAGTTGCATTCAAATAAAGAC